CATCGAGGGCGCGGTCGAGAGGGCTGTCAAGGCGCTGCCGAAGCCGGTGGACGGGCATACGCCGACGGCCGAGGAATTGGCGCCGATCATCGAGGGCGCGGTCGAGAGGGCTGTCAAGGCGCTGCCGCGTCCCAAGGACGGCACCGGTCTCGCCGGTGGCATCATCGATCGCAGCGGTATGCTGATCCTCACCCTGACCGATGGCTCGACGCGCGAAGTCGGCCTGGTTGTCGGCAAAGACGCCGATATGGATGAAATCGCGCAGACGATCGTCTCCGAGATCGGCAAGATCCCGGTGCCGCGTGACGGCGTCGATGGGCTCGGGTTCGACGATCTGAGCGTCGAGCACGATGGCGAGCGGCAATTTGCTCTGCGTTTTACCCATGGCGAGCGCGTCAAAGAATTCCGCTTCTCGGTCCCGTTGCCGATCTATCGCGGGGTGTATGAGGACGGGAAGCAATATGAGGCCGGGGACACCGTAACCCGGGAAGGCTCGCTCTGGCACTGCCACAAGCAGACGCGCGCCCGCCCCGGGGATCCTGGTAATCCTGACACCGGCTGGAAACTCGCGGTCAAGGCCGGCGAGCGCGGCAAGAACGGCAAGGACTACACGCCCAAGCCGCCCCTGAGCATTCCGAGGGAGCCAAACGATGGCTGATATCGAGGTCCCGTTCGGCGGGCAATACCCGGCGAAGAGGAAGTTCCAAGACCTCGGCGATGGCACCTATGCCGAGGTCGTGGCAATCGGCGGCACCGTCGGCACCATCACGCTGACGGGCGACCTTGTCGTCGACACCCTCGGCGCGCTCAATAACGCAAGAGTCACAAATCCGGACGCTGCCAGTGCGACAATCCCGGCGCTCTTGCGCGGTCTCCTCGATGACGTGGCCGGCGAATATGAAACCGTCGCCGCGTCGCAAACCGACCAGGTTCTCGGGGCGACCGGTGGCGTCGGCGATTACCTGCGCGGCCTCTTGATCATCCCTGGTGTCGCAGCTGCCGGAACGGTTTCGATCAAGGACGGCAATGGCTCCGCGATCACCCTCTTTGCCGGCGGCGGCGTCACGCCATTACCGAGCCTCGTGCCGGTCTTTGTGCCGCTTGGGATGCGCGCCAAGAACGCGACGACGCCGGGCTGGAAGGTTACGACCGGCGCAGATGTGACAGCGATCGGGGTAGGGAATTTCACCTAAATGACCGACGCGAAAAACGTCCGTCGCATCGATGTCTGGCCGACCGTCGCAGCCGCTGTCGCTTCGGTCAGCGATGGGGCGAAGCGGGTTAATCGGATCGATGTCTGGCCAACGCAAGCTGCGGCCCGGGCGCATGTCAGCGGTGGAGGAGGTTCCTCCTATACCGCAAAGGCGGTGCATTTCGATGGGATAACGGCAAGGCTAAAGACATCTGCGCTTTCTGCTACAGACAGCGGCCTCGTTTCCTTTTCGTATTGGTTCAAATTGTCAAGTCTCCCGACAAACAAGTTGATTTGGCTCGGTGACGACAACAATTTCATTACCAGAGGGCAGATCACAACGGGGCCCGCGCCCGATCCTACTGGGGCGGTGCCAAATATATTCTTCGCCAACAGCGATGACACCGCAGAGCTTAATTTAGAATTTGCCAACGAAAATAATCTCATTTCTATCGGGCAGTGGCATAATCTATTAGGATCGTTTAAGGGAGACGTGGCGGACGCAGATAAGAAAGCTATCGTGTATTTGGATGACGTTGAAATGTCCGGTGGTACGTTAACCACATATGGAGACGCCATGCTTATAGCGTTTAATGGATTATCATTTTATCTAGGAGACGATGGATTTGGCGAGAGCGCGGAGATGGATATAGCAGACTTTTGGTTTGCCCCGAACGTTTCGCTTTTAGATGGAACCGGGCATATACCGGAGGCTACGCGCCGCATATTTATTGATGCCAGTGGGAAGCCGGTCAATCCAAGTGGCTTTCCGATATCTGCAATCCTATTCAGTGGCGATGCGGCTCCTGGAAGTTTTGATCTCAATCAAGCCACTGGCGGCGCTTTCACTCTGACCGGCTCCCTGACCAACGCCAGCACCAGCCCGAGCGACTGAGATGCAGAACACCGCCTCCTACTACGGGATCACCCTGCCGTGAACTCGATCCTCACGGTCACAACACCAGCAACGAATACCGCGCTGACGACGGTCGAGCGTGTCAAGCTGGAGCTGTCGATCACCGGCAACGAGAGCGATGCGCTGCTGGGGGCGAAGATCGATGAGGCGACGAGCGATATCGCAATCCGGGTGCGGCCCTCACTGAAGCGGGAGACGGTCAGCGAGACCATTTGGCACGATCATGGGCGTTTCGGAATGCAGGGCCACAACAGCCGCCACGGCGCGCCTTTGATCCTGCGGCGGTTTCCGGTGGCCAGGATCGCCAGCGTGACGCTCGACGACATCGATATCGATGCCTCGGAATATCGGCTCGATGCCGAAACCGGGCTGCTCTACAGGTTATCGAGCGCGGGTTTCCCCGATCATTGGCGCTTCGGCAAGGCTGCGGTCGTCGCTTACGACGCCGGATATCTGCTGCCCGGGGAGACGGACAGAGACCTGCCGGCATCGCTTGAGGCTGCATGTATTGAACTCGTCTCCTCCTATTGGAGGTCGCGAGGGCGCGATCCCAACCTTCGGGCCGAGGAAGTTGCCGGTGTCGGCCGGTTCGATTATTGGGTCGGAGCAATCGGGCAATCGGGTGATCTGCCGCCCGGGGTGATGGCGAAGATCAAACCGTTCATGATGGGCGGGTTTGCGTGACCCCTGCAGCCGCGATCGATGCGCTCGACCGGCAATGTGCGCAGCACGGTCAGGATGTCGTGCTGCAGCGCTTCTCGACCGATAGCGAGGGCCTCCAGAGCATCACGGCCGAGGCAACCTGCCGAGCGATTGTCCAGGGAGGCGGCGCGCCTCAGGAACTTGTCCCGATGCCGGGCGAGGCGCCGAACACCAAGATCATCATGTCGCCGACGGGCCTTGTTGCTGCGATGTGGCCAGGTCTCCCCGCAAAGGACGATCGCATCCTGATCGAGGGCGTCCCGAACAATATCGAGATCGTCGACCCCAGATCGATCGATAACCAGCTCGTACGGATCGAACTGCAAGCCCGCACCTGATTCGCCAAAGAAGCCCGCTGACGCGCGTAAGACCCAGGCGGCTATTCGCGCACCCCTGACCCTCGCTCCCCTCCACAGGCGCCCGCCGCTTGCGGCGTGACGCGCAATCCGAACGGCCGGCAACTCTCTTTTCAAAGGAGCACGAAACCATGGCACGCACAAACATCGTCGCGACCGCTCTCGGTGCGGTCGGCTCCTACCCCTCCGCCGCGCAAATCTCTGGCGACGACATGGTTCCGTCGCTGACCGGGACAAGCGACCCGACAGACCGCTCGACGGCGCTGATCGACGGCAAAACCCTGCTGCTCGCCCACAACACCGACAGCGGTCCGCAGACGATCACGATAACCAGCGTGGCGGATGCGCTCAATCGGACGCTCGATATCGTGCAGACCTTGGAGGCCGGCGAAATCTGGGTCTTCGGACCCGTCAAATCGCTCGGCTGGAACCAATCCGGCAACGTCCTCTTTATCGATGTCTCCGACCCGAAAATTCAGATTGCGGTCTTGACCCTGCCATAAATGCGGAATTGTACGCTTTCGGGGTTGACATCTAGGTAGCGGACCCTGACGGCCTCGCGCTGGAAATGCCAGCGCTGCATGCGGTCGTTCAGCGTCACGGTCGGAACGATCTTCCACAACAGCCATATCGATTTGCAGCTCTGGTTTCTGTTGATCAGCCTCATGCTGTCGGCGAAGAAGGGGCTGTCGGCGATGCAGGCGGCGCGCGACCTGGAAACCCGCCGGCCTACCGTGTGGAGCATGATGCACCGGGTCCGCCGGGCGATGGTCGATGACGGCAAGCTGCTCGCGGGCATCGTCGAGATGGACGAGACCTACATCGGTGGCAAGCCGCGCCGGAAGAACCGGCGCAGCGACGATCCGCCGGGCGGCCAAGGCGTCACCGCAAAAGAGCCGGTTGTCGGCGCTGTTCGAGCGCGGCGGCACGGTGAAGGCCCGCACCGTCGAGCGCACCGAGTTGACGGGCGACGACATGGCGGCGTTCTTCCGCGCCACGGTCGAGCCGCGCGGCACGATGCTGACGACGGACGCCAGCCCGCTCTACCGGGGCTTCAACCGCTTCGTCGCGCACCGCAGCATCAACCACTCGGAAGCCTATTCCGAGCGCGATATGTTCGCGGCGCTGTACGGCAACACGCACACCAACACGATCGATGGGTTTTGGGCGACGGTGAAGCGGGCGATCTTCGGCCAGTTCCACCACGTCAGCCGCAAATACCTGCCGCTCTATCTCGACGAGATAGCCTATCGCCACAACCGACGCATCCGTCGGCGCGCCTCTCGATGGAGTGCTGCATCTTGCGGTCAACCCCTAAAGCGGACACTTCCGCATAAATGGCTGGGCAATCGGCGCAGCGCGCCCTGCCGGACGCCTTCGGCGCGGCGGTTGAGGCGTGGATCGAGGGCACCATCCGCGGCGGGCCGCTCGAGCCGCATATCCTCGATCTGCGGGAGGCGACTCCGCAACTCTACGCCGAGCTGGCCGCGGAGCTGTTCGGGCTGCGGCCTGAGGAAGGGACGGTCTGATGGCTTCCGGCCGCGAAACCATCCTTGCCCGGCTGCTCCTCATCGCTCGAGGGACCGAGGGCATCGCGGCCGCAGCGCGCAATGCCGCCGATGTGCCGGGACTCGTCCGGCCGGCGATCCTTATCCACGACGGCACAGATGTCTTCGTCAGCGCGCCCCCGAGCGAGCGGTTTTCGCGGCGGCAGCTCCGTTCGCTGACGCCGGAGATCATGATCCTCGCTGCGGCCGATCAGCCGAACGCCGGGACGCTGCTCAACCAATGCGCGGAGCGCTTCCTCTCGGCGCTGACGAGCGACGCGGAACTCCTCGCGGCGATCGGTGCCGACATTGCTGGCAGGACCGCGGGCGGCGAAATCCATTTCGATAGCTGTGTCCTCGAACCGGCGGTTGCCGACAGCAAGGAACGGCGCCTCTTGCTCACGATCGTCTTCACCTACCCCTACCAGGCGGCCGGCACCTAGCGCCCGGCGCTCAACTTGGAGAAATCGCATGGCCGCTACAGATCTCTCGCCCAATTCCGACAACTACACGGTCTACACCGGCATCCTGAAGTGGACGCCCGAGGGTGGATCGCAGCGGGATTGCGGGAACGTCTCCGAGTTCGCCCTGACGATAACCCCGACCCGATTGCCGCACTTCAACGCGCGGGGCGGCGTTAGCGGCGTCAGCTTCCAGGACTCGAACCCGGTCATCCGGGCGGCGGCGAGCGTCGCCATCACGATGGACGAGATTACCGCGGCCAACCTGCAATTGGCGCTCCTCGCGGGACGCACCGACGAGGGGCCGCCGACACACCTCGACATTCTCACCAACGCCAATGTCCGGGGCGCCTTTGAATTGGACGGCACAAATGTCCAGGGCGCCAAGGTCAAGATAGTCCTCCCGTCCTGCTCGATCGCGCCCTCGGCCGCGATCGGCTTCATCAACCCGAACGCCTGGGCCGAGATCAAGCTCACAGCGGAAGTCAATGGCGACCCGACAACCGGTTCGTTCGGGACGCTTGACTGGGCATACGAGTGATGCCGGTCAGCCTTCTCGACATCGCCCCGCCGGAGGTCACCACGGAAGAGGTCGACATCCGGGGCACAAAGCTCGTCGTGCGGGGCGTTTCAAATCTGGAATACGCGGCGCTTCTGAAGCGCTTTCCGGTCCTGGCAAAATCGGTTGCGGGAGATACAAGGCGGCTCACCCTCCTCGCGAAAGAGAAACTTTCCGCCGGCGAGGCATTGGAGCTGGCGCGGCTCATCCAGGAGCCCGAAGACGAGATGTTTGCCGGCATGGAGTCGGCACCCGCGCTGATCGCCGCAGGACTTGGGCATCCGGGCGACGCGGCCTATGAGGCCGGGGTGATGGAACGCCTCTCGGATGCCGAGCGAGATCAAATCCTTGCCGTGATAATGCGCCTCACGGTCCCGCCCAAGGCGGAGGACGTCGGCCCTTTGGCCCCGGGCGCCGGCCAGGCCGCCCCCGCCGCGAGCGAGACGAGTTCGCTGCCGCTATAGTCAGGCTGCGGCTTCTCGGTTTTTCGCTTGCCGAGGTGTGGGCGATGACGCCGCGCCAGACGCAGGCGTTTTTGTCTCTGGCCTTGGCGCGCCGCCGGGAAGAACTCGGTGAGATGCTGGCGATCCAGGCGCTCGCAGTATCGGGCAATGGCGATGCAATCCAGAAAGAGCTGAAGCAGTTCTTCGACGACGGGTGACCCCAAATGCCGGCTCCGATCACGATGTCGATCGAATTCGATGAGCGCAAGGAGATCGCACGGTTCACCGACCTGCCGCCCAACCTGCAAAAAGCACTGCTCGCTCGGTTGCGACCGGTCGAGCAGGCGATGCTGGCGCGGGTCCAGGCCGCCGTGCCGAAGAAGACCGGGAAGCTCCTCTCGGAAATCCAGGGCTTTCTCGACAGCGGCCCCGATTGGGTACGGGCTCGTGTGCGCGTCATCATCGACAAGAACGCCGGAGCCAGTCGCCGGGGCAACTACGACGCCGGGAAAGCCGCGGCATTGGAGTACGGCGCGCAAAGCGCCGTGCAGGTGCAGGCCTTCCGGCGCCGTCGCGGAGAAGACGTCAGGTCATATCAGCGGCGGGTCAATATCGCCGTGCACAGATTTCTGCGGGGCCCGTTCTCGGCGACAAGGCCCGAAGCCGAGGCCGCGATCAGGGCGGCGATCGCGGATGTCTCGAAGAGCGCCGGGGGCTAGCGGTAATTCCGGTCAATTCTGGGGCCGGATCACTTTCACGCCGTGCTCGATCGTCTGGCGCGCGGGCTGCGGAGGCTTCTCCCTGGTTGTTTCTGTCACACAATTCCCGAGCCCGAACCGGTTGCAGGTGGTAACGGATTTATATCCGGTCGATTTGTAAACGCAGGAATGCAGGTCGCCGCCGGAGTAGCCGCATTCGTAGGTTGATGTGGTGACCTCGGCAGCATGAGCGGTATTCGCTGCTGCCATTAAAGCCACCGCGGCGATCATCAGCTTCGTTTGCATCGCAAGGCTCTCCTCCCAACCCTCTCATTCCTACAATTTGCGCCCAATCCCGGAATAAACAAGTCGGAAGGTGAGCGGGATGGCTGATCAGAATCTGACAATCGGGGTCCGAGTAGACAGTTCGCAGATGCGCGCCGACCTGGCGCTGGTGCAGGCTCAGGTCGTCGAGCTCGGGAAGCAGATGCGGGCCGCCGCGAAGGACGCTCTGGTGACGGGCGATACGTCGGGTCTGCAGGTGATCGCCGGCCAATATCAGGCCGCCAGCGCCAATGCTGCGCGGCTGGGCGGCCAGCTGCGGGCACTCGGCGCCGAGCACCAGAACCTCGCCAAAGTCGGCGTCTCCGCGCTCGGTGACCTGCACGCCAGCTTTACGGGGCTCGGCGGGACGCTGACCAAACTGGCCGATGTCATCATGCCGAACCTCGTTTCAAAGGCGGGGCTCGGAGTTGCTGGCCTGGCGCTTGGGATGAAGGAAATTCTGGGGTCGGCGAGCAAAGGAATTGTCGACCTGGAAAACCTGTCGAAACAAAGTGGCCTATCGATCGAATATCTCCAGGGCCTCAAAAAGGTCTTCGAGGAAAACAACGTGCCGGTCGAAAAGCTGAATATAGTCGTCGGCAAATTCTCCGAGGAGCTTGGCAAGGCGCGACTGGAATCCCAAAAGCTGGAAGGTCAATTTGGGAACCCGTTCGTGGCCGCGGATGCCGCCGTGCGAATAATGCGGGGCTCTATCCACGGTGCGACGATGGAAATGGTCGAGAATGTGCGGGTGTTTCACGGCGCGACAGAAGGTATTCGCGATACCTCTACCGCGTTCAAAAGCCTGGAGATGAATTCGGATTTTCTGAAAAAATATCCTGACACTGTGAAGGGGACCCAGGACCTTCTCACTGAATTCAGCCGCCGCCTCGGTCTGGTTAAGCAGGGCACGGAGCTGTCGCGGATTGGTGCGGAGGAATGGGGAAGGACGTGGCGCGTCGAGGCTGCCGGCGTCCTCAAGATTGCGCCCCAGATCGGGCGGGCGATTGAGGACATTCGGACAAAAGGGCTGGGCGTCTCCTCGCACGATGTAGAACTCGCGCAGGAATACAAGAAAGCGGTCAGCGAGCTTACTGATCAGTGGACGCGCCTGACGCAAGAGATTGGCGTCAGCCTCTTTCCTCTGTTCACCGAGATGGCGAGACGGACAGAAGAGTCGATCGGCTACATGCGCGGAACGGCATCAGCATTTTTTGAACTGGTGGGTTCCGTCCGCGACGCCTTGGGGCGCCTCGCGACCTGGTATGCCGATACCTTCGTCAGTAACTGGAATGCTGCCACCGACGCGATCAAGAACGCCTGGACGAGCGTCACCGACTGGATCAGCGGGAAGATCACCACTCTCCTCGGCTTCCTGCAAAAGCTGCTTGATATGGCGAAGTCGGTCGCGTCGGCAGTCGGCGGCGCACTCGGCGCCGGCACGGGAGGCGGCGATCCGAGCGGTTTCACGGCCGGCGGGTTTGCTAGGGGCGGCATGATCCGCGGGCCCGGGACCGGTACATCGGATAGCATCCTTGCGCGGCTTAGCGATGGCGAGTTCGTCGTTCACGCCGCCGCCACGAGGGCCAATTTCGGATTGCTCCAGGCGATCAACAGCGGGTTCAACGCGCCGCGTTTCGCGCTCGGCGGCCTTGTCGATGCCCTATCGAACATCATGCCGCCGGGCCCGGCGTTCGCCTCTGGCGGGCTTGTCACAGCCAGTGCGAGCGCGGTCAGTGGCGGCGGCGCGGTGCACCTGCACTTCCCCCACGAGACGGTCGCGGTGCAGACCGATGCGCAGACGCTGGCGCAGGTCGGGCGTGCCGCCCGTCAGGCCAACCTGCTCTCGGCGGGGCGCAAGCCGAGTTCGATCGGGGGCCGCTAGATTGTCCGACCCCTCTTTGAGCCTCCTCGTTCTCTCCGGCATCGGTGTACCGCCGTTCTCGGCGCGGAACATCACGCAGACCTTGGACATGATCGCGCAGTCGGCCGCCCTGCGGCGCACCGTCAACGGCAGGATGGTCAACCTCGCCCCGCCGCAGTTCCGGAAATACAAATCGGTTATCAGCGGGTCGGATCAGGATACCGGGGCCTTCAGCGGTGTCTTCCCCGGTCTCGAGGTCACCGTCGATTGCATTCAGGAACTGGCGTTTCCGACGGTCCGCGGGCGCGGCGCCGATGACCGGACTGCAGTTCCGGGCACCGAGCGAGTGCGGGGGGATCATACCTTCTATTGCCCGCGGCTCGACATGGTGGTGACGGCCGGACCAACCGCCTCATGGGATGAAGCGGCCGGCGTCAACACATGGTCGATCGAACTCGAGGAAGTTTAGGGCGCCGATAGATGGCCGAGGGCCAGATCTACTTCGCCTGGGTCGGCGGCGAGCCGATCCCTGCCGTCAACGTCTCGACGACGGGCGATCTGTGGAGCGGCAGCGTCTCCACCTTCGGCACGACCTGGGGCGGCTCGCTGACAACCAGCGGCGACATATTGTCGGGCGGGATCACGGTCGCGAACCTGCAGGTCCGCACGGGCCTCATCGCCGGCCAGTTCTATACGCTCTCCGGCAACGGCGTCCCGAGCATCGCCGGTGGCGCTCTGGCCGATACGAACCTCCTCTATGACGGCAACGGCGGCGGATGGCTCAACCAGCCCTGCACGGTCGCAGAAGGCGTGTCGCTGACCCTCTCGCTCGCGGGAGAAGAGTCCACGGTCATCCTGGAGGACATCAGTCCCCTGAAGGGCGGCACGGTCTACGGGATCGCCGGCTCAGGCATCCAGGCCGGGTCGACGTTTACCTTTTCGGGCTCCGAAATCATCGCGATCAGCAATCCGGCGACGGCAACCGGGTTTGTCCAGCTGACGATCACCAACCCGGACGGCCGGAACGTCATCGCGAACCTGGCCGACCCGAGCGAACTTGTCTCGGGCCTCACCTACGAGGTTTTCGGTCGTGGCGTGCCGGCCGGGGCGCAAGGGACCTATGAGGGCGGCGACTCGCTCGAACTGCAGCTTGACGCCACGATCAGCGGCATCGCGGTCCCGCTGACGATCAGCAAGGGGAAGACCTATCCGGACGCCGGCGCCTTCAATCCAGTGCTGCACCTGCGCGAAGACGAGGACATCTTTGCGCTGGAAATCAGCCACGAAGAAGGCAATTTCCCCTCGCTCCAGATCGACATCCGCAACCCCCACATCGGCCTCCTCGCCGCGGGGCGCAATCTCTGGTGCTGGCTGTCATGGGATTCGGGCAGCGGGGTCGTGCCGCTGTTCCACGGCCGCCTATTGGGAATCCCGGCCAACCTGCAGGGCGAGGTCGTGCGACTGCAGTTTGTCGCCTGCCCCAATGATTATCAGGCGCTGAAGACGGCGCTCGCGGAGACGTTGAAGGTCCGCCCCTTCTGGGACCCGATCTGGATTGCCCAGGGCGAGGCCGACCCGGACACCGTTCTGGAGGCGCGTCCGCAAAGCTGGCACATCGACCGCGCGACCCTGGCCGTAACGGTCTCCGACCAGATCGTCGGCGAGGACGGGTCCTTAATCCTCACCGCCGACGATCATTTCTATGATGGGATGGAGGTGAGCTACGGCGAGACGCCGCTGCGATCGGTGTCCGTGACCGGGCTGGTGTCGTGGACCCAGGGAGGCAGGGGCAGCGTCGACCTGACCCAAGAGATGGTCGACGCCTTCCGCGGCGCCGGCTCGCCCTATTACTACCCGATCATCTCGTCCTTTACCGGACCTGGGCTCTTTGATTCCTGGCCGAAGCCCGGGACCAGCATCGGCGCCGGCTGGTCGGTGGACGCCAGCGCGAGCATAGAAACGGCAGGCTGGGCGGGCTCGTGGCTGTTGCCCAAGGCCTATCTCAAGCCGAATTTCAACAGCGTCACCGTCGTCGACGAGCGGGGCCACTGGGTCGGTACGGGAGTGCAGGGCGGCATCGCGTGGCACCCCGACGTCACGCACAGCACGCAGGTAATCGCGTCGTGGGACACCTGGTCGACGCTCTTTGTCCTGTCGCCCTACAGCATCAATTTCGTGGCGGAATGGACGGCTTCTCGCCCGAGGACGGAAACGATTTCGTTTGTCATCGAGGCGGCTGTGCAGCCGCTGTTGACGGACCCCGGCGCCGTCGACGTGGCCACGATCGACCTGTCGTCCTCATTGGTTGCCGAGGCGGTCGATCCCGGAGGCCTCTTGCCGATCCGGGATCTGCGGCGCAATTCCTATTTCAACACCGACCGCGGCGCGCAGAGCATCGAATTCCTGATCGCGCTCGCCCGGGCAAAACTGCTGGTGCGGGCGCGGGCTGTCAACCTGAAGGCGGTCACCACCTGGGGCCGCGCGATCAATCTGTCGTGCCGCCAGAACGGAACGGTCTTCGACGATCGATTGCCTGCCGGGCGCGCCAGCGGCAAGGTCGTCAAATACGTCCTCATGGCATCGGGGGATACCGGCGAACAATCGGCGGAAATCACGCTCGGCTGCTCGGTAGGCGCAAGCGCATCCGATGCCGGCGCGGTAGCCGCACCGGAGACGGTGCGGACGGCCATCTGGGCAACCAACACCGCGCAAGTTGTCGGTGAGCTGTTCCGATCCCCCGGTGACGCGACCATAATGCACCCGGGCGACGCAGTTCTTCCCGGAACGCAATGGTTCAGCCCCTCCGGCGAGTTTCAGTTCGTCGTTCAGACAGACGGCAACCTCGTCCTTTACCAGACCGGAAGCCCCTTATGGTCGAGCGGCACGGCCGGGGAGCCGGCGACCGATTTGCAGCTGCAAACAGACGGCAATCTCGTCCTCGTCGGCCGGGTGGCGATCTGGGAAACCAATACAGTGCCCGTGGTCGGCGCATTGTTCCGATCGCCTGGCGCGACGACGGTATTGGCCGCGGGAGAGGCCGCCTTCCCCGGGACGCGATGGTTCAGTCCCTCGGGCGAATTTGAGTTCACCTTCCAGACCGACGGCAACCTCGTCCTCTACCAGACCGGGGTCGCGCTCTGGTCGAGCGGCACGAACGGTCAACCGGCGACCGTTCTGCAGATGCAAACGGACGGCAACCTCGTGCTCTACGACGGAGCGACGCCCATTTGGGCGAGCGGCACAAACGGCCACCCGAACACGTCGCTGGTCCTGCAGAACGACGGCAACCTCGTGCTCTATGAGATCACGCCGATTTGGGCGACCGGCACGGATGGCAATCCGAGCGCGTCGCTGGTCCTGCAGAACGACGGCAACCTCGTGCTTTACACCGTCGCACATGTCGGGGCGTCGAACTACGTCGACAATTACATCGACGGCTATTACGCAACCGTGGGGATGACGCTGGACCCCGGCACCGGCGATGTCACCTATCAGAACTTCGACGAGCTCGACGTATTGGACGACGACGGGATCGATCTCTTCAACATGACCTCCGATCGAGTGCTCAACTCGATCACGATCGAGGGCGGGGTCAACCACCAGGCGTTCGTCACGCTGGGGCGATTTCCGACCTATGACGGCCAGCGGCTCGTCGGACCGTTCATCGCGGCGGACGCCCTTATTGCCGAGGTGCCGGCCTTTGCTCCGCAAAGCGAGTACCTCCGGATCCAGGAGGTGGAAGTAAGCTGGGCGGCCCAATATGTCGAAGAGGACGATCCCTCGACGGTCCTCGGCCGGGACCCGACGCGGGTCAGCATCGATCTCCTGCCAATCGGGACCCAGGCATTCGAGACAAATTATGCGCCCGTTGTGTCGGCGCTGGCGGTTCCCCAGACAATCGACACCGAGGCCCCGTGAATGTTCGAGCAGATCGTCCGGCCGTTCCAGACAAGGGATGTGCTGCAGACCCGGCGCATCGTCAAATCCCTCTCGACCAAGACCGGCGAGCGCGCCTTTCTGACATGGGGCGCGGCCGGGACCATTCCGGCGGGAGCCCTGCAGCCTCCCCCGACGCCAGCCGCCCCGCAGCCCGGCTTTAACGTCATCCAGGACTCGCCGGCGCAATGGGTCCAGACAGAGGAGCCGGTGACGGAAGAGGTGCAGGTTGGGGGCGTCACGATAAAAAGGGTGAGGGCGATCACCTTCCATACGCTCGCCAACAACCTCCCGGGCTTTGAGCCGACCCCGATCAACAGCACGGTCGCGGCGGGCGTTTCGGATGTCGTCGCCGGTCTGCTCCGCGACATTTCGGGGACCAGGGCAAAAACCGCCACTTACAAGACGACGTGGGAATAGTTGGGGTCGCCTATGCCGGAAGTGTTCCACGAAGACAATTGGGATCACATCGTGGCCCTACCGGGCGGTGCTGTGCGTTTTGGCGGCGCGACCCAATTCCTCTCGGCCGGCCTCGTCGGCGGCGGCGCAGCTGATTTGACCGTCAGCTATTGGTTCCGAATTTTCTCGGACCAAAGCGGCGGAACATTCTGGGAAAGCAACAACACAGACCAGCAAAACAATGTGGAGTTTTTCGCCGGAAACAATGCCCCAGGACTGATTTGTCGCGCACAAAACCCTCCCTTGGAGGGATCCATGCAGGCCGGCTCATCAATAACCCTCGGCTTTGGTGATTGGCATCATTCCATGTATTACGCAAATACCGCGGCGACCGAAGGCAATCGCATTTGGAAAATGGCCATAGACGGTGCCGACGTATCGCAGAAATTCAGCGATACGGGGCCCGATCCTTTCCCATTTTATGCGGACCTGGGTTTCGTATTGGGCAGCGACAGCTTTGGCAACTATACAACGGTCGATATTGCCGAACTGTGGATGGCATTTGGGCAACATCTCGATCCCATTGCCGACAATCAAAAATTTCGCAGCGGCGATGGCAAACGGGTCGCGCTTGGCGATCACGGCGAGATCCCCACCGGCACACCCCCGACCATTTATGGCCACGGTGGCGCCTCGCAATTCCTGCAGCCAAACCTTGGCACTGGTGGAGCCCTCACGATCTCAGGCGTTCTGAGCGATACGGCCGGCCCATGAGCCACCAGGAATTATCATTGAGATGACCATATACCGCACGGACGGTCCCTGGGGCGTCGGCAAGGGAAGCAACCTCACCGCGGCCGAGGGCGACGGCAATTTCTACGATATCAACTTGCGCCTCGGGTCGCTGGAAACCTCGCGTCCCCAGCCCGACAATTTTGCAAGCGTCACTCGGGTCGGAACCCAGATCACCTTTACGCTGCTCAGCGGCGAGAGTTTCACCCTCGATCTGCCGGTCCTCAAATGGCGATTCCGCGGAGAGTGGACGCCGATCACGGGTTATGCCGCGAACGACACCTTCAGGGTCACCGGCGACGGCCTCTACATGGTCCTCCTCGACCACACGAGCGCGGCGACGTTCGATGCCGCAGCAGCCCTCGCCGGCGACACGGTCGCGGCCGGGGCATTCACCGTCGGTATCGCCTATACGATCCTGGCCGTCGGATCGACCGACTTCACGCTGATCGGAGCCTCCGCCAATACAATCGGCGTCAGCTTCACGGCGACCGGCGCCGGCAGCGGCACGGGCACGGCGACGATCAACCGCCCCCTCTACTTCGAGCTGTTCGGCCTCGGGGTCGACCTCTTCGCCGCCGGGATCGCGGCCTTCCTCGCCGATCCGACGAGCGCCAACCTCGCCGCCGCAGTCACCGACGAGACCGGCAGCGGCGCGCTCGTCTTCGCCGATTCACCGACCCTTATCGGCACGCCCATGGCGCCCACGGCGGCACCGGGAGACAATACGACGCAGCTCGCGACAACCGAATATGTCGATGCGGCGGTGACGGCGGTATCCACCGGCTTCCCGATAGTGTCCAAGACGGCCAACTATAACGTCACCTCGGGTGATTCGGGGACCCATTTCGACAACATCGGGGCGACCGCCGAAGTGGATTTTACGCTGCCGGCTGCGGTGCCGCTTCTCCATTACGCTTTCCTCGTCGACGCTGCGCAGATCGTAAAAATCATCGCACAGGCGGGCGAGCAGATCGCGCTTGCCGATATGAACAGCGCCGCCGGCGGCAACGTGCAGGCCGCGACGCCCTACAGCGTGATCACGGTCGAATGTCACAAAGCGGGGCAATGGGCTTCGATCTCGGCAATCGGAGAATGGGTAGTCACATGAGAAAGCTGGGAATTGCCGTCGCTCTCGCGCTGGTCTTCTTCGCCACGGGTGCGCTCGTCGCGCAGACGACCGTTATCACCAGCTTCAAAGCCCCGCTCATCGGCAACCTCGGGGGCACGGGTATCGCGAACAGCGGAAAGACGATCGCCCTGGGCGGCAATCTGGTCACCGGCGGCGCGCTGAGTACCTCTGGCGCTCATGCGCTCATCCTCACGCTGACCGGAGATACCAACGTCACGCTGCCGACGAGCGGAACGCTCGCAATCAGGTCGGGCGATACGTTCAGCAATCCGACTATCACCGGATCGCTGACGGCGACGGGGCTCGTGACCAACGCCGACCTGGCAAATCCCGCCACGACGGTCAACGGGCAGACGTGCACCCTGGGCAGCACTTGCACGATCACCGCCTCCGTCGGCTCGGTCAGCGTCGGCGGAACGGCAATCACCAGCGGCACGGATGGGCGAGTATTTTCGCAGGCGGGCGGCGTTCTCGCGCAACTGTCGACGACAGGCTCGGGCAACGTCGTCCTCGGGACATCGCCGACGCTCTCGGGCACGCCGACCGCGCCTACAGCGGCACCGTCGACGAATAGCAGCCAGCTCGCGACAACGGCCTATGCCGATGCAGCAGTGGCCGCGGTATCCGGCTTCACGATTGCACCGCAAGGGCGGCTTACCCTCACCTCGAATACGCCGGTAATGACCGCCGATGTGTCGGCCGCGACGACGATCTACCTCGACACCTTTAAGGGCCGTCTGGAGCCGGTTGGCGGAGTCTCGCTCCCCATCGGCGGCGATCAAATCTCGATGGGTCTCGACGCGGGGGTGCCGCACGCAGCCGCAAACAGCGTTTACGACATTTGGGCCATCAATAACGCCGGCACTCTCGTCATCGCCATCGGCCCGGCGTGGATCAACACGGCGACTGTCACCACGACCGTTGCCACGCCCTGCGTTGTAACATGGACCGGACACGGCTTGCCGGAGGGCGCGCCTGTCGTATTCACCGGCGCGGGTTTGCCGAGCGGAATAACGGCGGGCACAACGTACTTTGTCGGGCGCTCGCCGGCCGCCAATACGTTCAACATCTCGACGACCGTCGCCAATGCGGCGGCCGGAACCTTCGTCGCCACCACAGGAACATCGACCGGGACTCAGACCGGGACGAACAACACGACGCTGCCGGCTGGACGATTCAGCGCGACATCGACCACGGCGCAACTTGCCTATAGTAGCGGGGTCTTAACAAACGCCGCCACTTTGACGCACGCCTGGGGCGGTGCGAGCGGCACGACAGATTACGGCCCGATATCCACGAACGCGGCGACCTATCGCGGGTCGGTCTACATTACCGCGAACGGTCAGACGGAAATGACCATAAATCCCACCTCGGCAGGCGGAGGCGCCAACAATAAGCTGGGGTTATACAATGCATACAATCAAGTAAACCTGTTGGCAATGAACGCTGACAGCACCGCAAGTTGGACCTACGCGACAGGAGCGTGGCAATCTCTCGATAATTCCGTGTCGAACCGGATTACCTATGTGGACGGGCTGGGTATGGCGCCCGCAATTGGCACTTTGAACTTAACGGCCGGCGTAAATACCGGCACAGCGACCGATGTGTTTATCGGGGCTTTCTTTGATACCACGCTCACACAAGGAACAAACTTATTTGGAGAAATCTTGTTGTCATCAACTAATAATAGGGCAACTGCGATTACTCGTAACCGACAAATCGGAGCCGGATTACACTACGTTCAAGCCGTGCAATTCACGAATCTCGCGACCGGCAAATTTTATGGCGGGGGTCTTGAGGTTTTGACCCTAGATTTTCTGAATTGACCTTCCGCAAGACCGCGGGCCAACGTGGAGCTTGCTTGCACGACCCCTGAACTGTGGATCGCAGGCGGGACGATGACAGCGATATGCTGAGGCCGCCGATTGCACCAATAAGGTGAGGCGCATGGACAGCCCCTTGAGACGCGCGGTTCCGCGAGACTGGCTCGGACATTCGATCCAGATGTTTGGCATTTTCGCGATTATCGGCGTCCCCCTGTTGGTCTGGGGAGAGCGCGTCAACAGCGAGGTCGCGACGATTGGGGTGAGAGTCGGTCGGCACGATCGCGACATGATCGAGCAATCCCGAGTCCAGACGATCGTCAACGGCCAGCTCACCGAGATGACCAAGCAACTTACCCGGATCGACACGCAACTTGAGGACATCCTGCGGACGCGAAAGAAATGAAGATGTTGATCCCCTGCTGTCTTGCGTTGGCGCTGGCCACCTCATGTGCGAGCCCAATGCCAGCTGACAGCCCGTCGGCCGTTGAGCGCTACATGCCCGCTCGGCCGCCGACGGCGCGGGGGAGGCAACCCGATGCCAGGCTACCGGAGATCCAGAAGGACATCCGCGCGATGCGGGATAAGATCCGTAACGTCCAGCGCGAGACCGAGACAAAGGGGCAATGACCGAGCCCCATAAAGACCCCTGCCCCGTCTGCCACGGCCAGGGCACGGTCCCGCATGACCGCCGCCGCATGGCGAATGGCGATCTTGATCTCTCCGATTTCCGCCGGCTCGATGTCTGCACGAAGTGCGGCGGAGGCGGCAAGGCCCCGAGCAACCTGAAGGCGATCGAGGAAAAGCCGCCGGGCTTTATCGCCGATTCGATCTGAACCAACCCTGAAAAAGGCAAACCCGATGAGCGACCGTAGCGCTGCTGCTGCGCCCTTTGACATGCCCGACGCCTCGCATTCCTTCGAGGAGCGCGGGGGATGGCTGGTAAAGCGGCTCGCGGGTGACTTCAATCTCCAGCCGTTCCAGGCGGCAGGCATTGTCGGCAATCTCGGCTTTGAATCGGGCGGCTTCAAGGAGCTCCAGGAGGTTGGCGTCGGCAGTTTTGAACGCGGCGGCTATGGCTGGGCGCAATGGACCGGGCCGAGGCGCCGCGAGTTCGAGGCGTGGTGCCAATCGCAGGGGCTGGTCCCTTCCTCGGATGAGGCCAATTATGGCTACCTGTGCGTCGAGCTGCGCGGCTTTTACCACCACACGATCACCGCAGTCTCGAACACCTCGAACGACGCAGACGCGGTGTTCTCGGTCGGCCAGACTTACGAGCGGCCAGCCGGCACGACGTCGACGTTCCTGCCGGGATTTGATGGCAGGCTGAAATATGCGCGTCGGGCGATGGCCGGCGCCGGAGTGACGCCGCCCGTTCCTGGCACCCTCCCGCCGAAACTGACTGCTCCGCCCTTGGTGACGGATCGCCGGATCCTAAAGCTCACTTCGCCGATGATGACCGGCCGGGATGTGGAGGATCTACAGCGCCGCCTGGGGATCGAGGCCGATGGCGAATTCGGGCCGCTGACCAATACGGCCGTCAGAAATTTCCAGGTCGCCCACGATCTATCAGCCGACGGCATTGTCGGCCGGCGTACCTGGGAAGCGCTGGCGTGAGGCCTCTCACCCTCGTGTTCCTCGTGCTCCTCTCCGCCTGCGCTCCTGTTGCCGAGGCCTACCTCATAGGGATAAGCGAGACGATGCGGGTGGAGATGCGGAACGGGGCGATCGTCAGGGCTGAGATGCGGGCGCGGGGTAAAGTGCCGTCCGGATATTTGCCCGATTGGCCCCAGGGTAGCCCGTAGGCGCACCTAAACCGCCGCCCCTCCCTGACCTAGCCGACACACCCGTTCCCTCTATCCACCGGCCAGCGCTGAAGGCGGCGCTGTGCCTGAAAAGGAACCCGACGATGAATCCCGCGCCCGCACAGCTGACCTTTGTCTCATCGCTCTTCACCAGCAAGATCTTCTGGGCGCAGATCGTATCTCTGGCTGCGTTGGTCCTCAGCGCTTCCGGAGTCCACGTCATCGATGCGCCCGGGGTGCAGGAGCAGCTGATCGGCGGCCTCGACATGCTGGCGACGATCATGTTGCGGCTGTGGTTCCCGACGGGGCCGGTGAGCCTCACGGGGCCGCTATCAACGCCAGCAGCGCAGAATATCCCGGCGGGCGCGAGCGTCGTCTCGGTGCCGGCGCCGAAGGATGCGGTGCAGGTCGCCGCGGTCCAGGCATTGCCTGTAGGGTCCCACACGGTCGACGTTGCCCCGCCGCCGCCCTCGATCCCGCCACCGGTCAGCGTCACCGTCACCCCTGCGACCACCGCATGACCCCAACGAGACGCCTCACCCCGCTCGGCCGCCTGGTCATCGGGGGGATCATCATCGGCTGCGCGTTTCTCGCGACCTGCACGCTGATTATGGTGCCCTCGCCCTTCGGCTTCTGACGCCGCTGGCGGCGAGTCGCCGGCATTTCCTGAAAGGACGATCCGATGTGTACCAAGAAGCCGGTATTCGCCGGCGCTATTCTCGCGATCGGCAGCATCCTGGCCAGCTGTGCCCAGATGACCGCCTTCGAGGCCAAGGCCGCCCCCGAGATCGCCCAGGGCTGCGCGGTGTTCCATCAGGCCGAAGCCTCGCCTCTCGTGCAGATCGGCATCGGCGTCGGGGTTGCGGCGGCCAACACGGCGATGGGTGGGGTCCCCGCTGCCGGCCTGGCCGTCTCCGCGGTCAAAGGGTTCGGCGATGCATTCTGCGCCGCAGGGCCGCCGATCGGAGACACCACGACGCCCGGCCAGCAGGCATCATGGCTCGCTGGGGTGACGCAGCAGATGATCGGCGCGGCTCTTGCCGCTTCGGCGAAATAGGTCTGCTCTCGGATGGCGAGCGATGATGCCGCCCTCCTCGAGGGGCTGGTGACCGAGCAGAAGCGCGCCAACCAGCTACTCGAGCGGATCGCCGATCGACCAGCCGCCCCCACGAAGAAGCGCTGGCTCTGCCCTACCGGGAGGCTTGGCACATGCTGGGGACCGTGGTGGGTCTGTGCGCTGACCGGGTGCCAGGGACCGAATGGCGGGAGTTGAGTGCGGATCGCGCTGTTCCTCCTGCCGCTCGTGCTGGCCTTCGTCTACGCCGCGCTCGTCGTGCTGCGGCTGCCGTGGCCCGCTCGGACCCCGCTTCCAGCACCCGCGCCGCGGCATCGGCCCATCCTTGTCAACCCGGATGCCTCGGCCGAAGCTGAACTTGAAATCGAGTTGAGCGATCCGGAGGAGTTTGCGGACCTGTTCCGCCGATAAGAGGCGGGCGCCGAAAAGGCCGGCCGGGAGCAATCTCGCGCCGGCCTTCGGCGGTGTAAACTACCCGATGATGGGACGATCCCGCGATGGAGATCACGATGTAGCGCGGCGAAGTAGCCTAGCGGCGATCCGCATTGATCCCAAAGGCCGGCCGGGAGCAATCCCGTGCCGGCCTTTTTCATGCCCCCCGTGCCCATAGGTTCAAGCGGAGCCTGTCGTTAAGCTAAGAATCCCAGTCTGTAAGACGTTGATTTTTATGGTGGGCGCGGGAGGTTTTGAACCTCCGACCCCTGCCGTGTGAAGGCGATCCCGAGCCGCTCACCCAGGGCAAACTAAGCAAATCCGCGCAGTTCGTCGAGCATCAAACGTGGTCGAGCGCACCGATTTGAGGTAGCCGTGTTCAGTCTGAACACCAGCACTGTTTATTCGAGCGCCGATGCCGCCCGCCGCAGATAGTCCGGGCTGAACCGGGCATAGACCCGGAAGGTCACCATCTCGCTTGAATGGCCGAGATATTGCGCGATCTCGGCGATCGGCACGCTCGATTCGGCCATATGCACGGCGGCGGTGTGGCGCAGAACGTGCGGCGTGCACCAGGGCAGGCCGGCGCGCTCAGCCGTCCGTGCGAAGGCGTGCTTGACGCTACGCACCCCTCTTCCCGCATATTCGATGACGCGATCGGTAAGGGCCGCTTCCTGGGCTTCCTCAAGGGCCGCGTGCGCGCCTTCGGTCATCGGCACCGTCGCGCGGCCCTTGCTGCGCCGCTCGCCGGCGCCGAGCTTGATCTGGCCAGTCTCGAAATCGATCCGATCCCAGGTCAATTCGAGAATTGCCGACGCGCGGCCGGCCGTCGAATAGGCCAGGACGATGAAGAGGTAGAGATGCGGAGTCCGCCGGGCCGCATCGCGCAGCTTGCGATATTCCTCGCGCGTCAGGTGGCGGCTTCGAGGGGCGGGCGTCGCGGGCATCTCGACGATTGCCGGCGTCAGCTTGTCGTGCCAGCGCAGGGCCGCTCGGAGGCTCGCCAGCTCCTTGATGATCGTGCCGTCGCTGATCCCGGATCGCCGGCGTTGCTGGGCATAGGCGCGGCACAGAGGACGGCCGATCTGATCGGGGCGCAGGTGACCAAAGACGGGCGCCAGGCGCATCCAGGCGTAGCGAGCGCGCTCGGCGCCGGCTGGGCGGCTCGCGGCTTTGTCTGCGAGGTAGAGGGCCATGATGTCGCCGGCCGTCGAGGCGGTTCCAGCCAGGGACGCTTCAAGGTCGATCAGCGCGCGCTCGGCGGCCTGACGATCTTTGGTACGAAGGGCTGTGCGTCGCGGCTTTCCCTTGTCGCGCCAATAGGCGTAGAAGGCGCCGCGGTATCGCACGAGCCGCATTCCAGTTCCTCCAAGGCGGCAGCCGGGATCCTGATCAGCCGACCGATCCGAAAGTGCCGCAACTCCCCGCGGGAGCATAGGTTGCGAATATGCGACGGGGAACAGCCAAGATGCTCGGCTGCGCTATCGACGCTGTAGGGGCGGGCGCGCTCAGCCATCGGCTGCCCTGTCTACCGTATAGGACCAATCCCAGAAGCCTTGGGCGCCTCGCGCTGGAATGACCGGCTCAAATCGTTCGATACCGGTCAACGGCCAAGCGAATTTCGAGTGATCAATGCGGTCGCTATCGAGAAAATCGGGCGCGTGCTCTCTCAGCCATTCGATGACAGGAATGGGTCTGCCGATGATCGCTGTCCCCAGAACCGATGACAGCGGCCAGGAACGTGTATGAACTGCGGTCAAGAGCGGCCGAGCGATTTCAGAGATCAGCGATGTTTCGTCATCATCGATTCGCTCGATGATGTCGGCGATCTCCGCCGGCTTGGCCGCTCGGGTGCCGGCATGGATCGCGATCCGCTGACCGACGATCCAGCGTGGGCATGCCCAGCCGCGCCACTCGACCGGCTTGGCGCCCGCGATGATCAGCGATGCCCAGGGCTGCCAGATCGTCAGCGCTTTCATAGCCCGCCTGCCGTATAGGCGAGAGGATGATCAGGCACGACCGCCGCCCGCGCGTTGATTGGCCTTCGCTGTCAGAATGCCCGCAAGGTCTGTGACCGACCGGGAATAGCCTTGATCGAGCCAGTAGTCGGCCGCGACCCCTACCGCGACGCTGGCCGCAGCATCAGCCTCGATCCCCTCGGTCATCGCCTCATGGATCGCGTAGGATATGGCATTGGCGAGCTTTGCCAGCCGGGCATCAGCGCGAATTATCTGAACCTGGTCGCTCATGCCGGGAGCTCGCTGTGTTCGCGGCCATCGAGCAGCCGGCCGGCGGCCTTCTTCCCGAGCCTACGCCAATGCCATCCGATCTCGCGATCATCGGGATCGAACATCGGCGACTTCCAGGAATCGAAAGGCTCGTGCCCGGGCATCGGATAGCATGGGCCTCCTTCCTCGAAACATTCGCATGGATGCCACTCGCCCCATTGCTTGAAGAAGAACGGCACTCCGGCAGCCTGGCACTGATCCCTCAGCGAGCGCGCCCAATCCGGATGCATCGGGCGCGCGTTGGGGCCGCTCTCTCCGCCGGTGATGACCCAATCGATCTTGCCGCCGATGCGCGTCGGCGCACTGAAATCGCCAACCCCGCCGTCGGGGTACCGGATACGCATAGCCTCTTGGCCACGGAGCGGGTAGAGGCGCCCTCGTGCGCCGCGATTGATGTAATCAGCCCGGATCGGCCCGAGCAGCGGCTCAGCCGAGATAAACCGCACCGCTGCCGGCGTATCGAGCAGCACCGGGATGCGCTCATCGGCGCGCCCCTGGTCCTCGACCGAGACGCCGAGCCAGACGTTCGAGAGGGGCCAGGAGACGATGTGGGCTCGATATAGTTTTCGCCGGTCCTCATTGCTGCCGAGGATCGCGTCGGCACGGTCTTTCGACGTCTTGAATAAGTTGCTTGGGCTGGGGACGGCATCGGGCAGCTTGAGCGTCCAGTCGCCGGCGCGGATGCGGGTATAGTCCCGCATCTGTTCCGCCCGCTTTGTCAACACCTGGAAGGTATGCTGCGGGCAGAGCGCCATGACCGCGAATACCCGGTCGATCCATTCGTCAGGCACGTTCTCGGCGAAGAGGTCCCCATGGGCGCAAGTGAAGATCCGGCGCGGCTTGGTCCATTTGAGCGGCTGGTCGAGCCATTGCTCGTTGAAGCGCACCTCTCCGGTCCAGACCGGGCCGGCCTTGGTGTCCTGGGTCAGCCCCTGGCGTGAGGGATGGTTCTTCAGCCGCGTCCCGGCCAGCTTCATCGCATAGCAATTCGTGCAGCCGGGGCTGACGACGCTGCAGCCTGTGATCGGGTTCCAGGTCGCGTCCGTCCACTCGATGTGGGTTCCGTCCGCCAACTCAGCTTCTCCCGGAAGCGGCAAGCGCAGCCCGGCCGGCATCCGTCAGCGCGAGGAGGTTCGGAGTCCGGTCCGGTGCCAGCCAGCCAAAGGCCACGGCGCCGGCATGGGCTGCTGCGGTCATCCCGTAATGGTTGCGCCAGATCGGCTTGATCGCGGCCCGGCGCAGCTCGTGCACGATATCGGCGATGACGATCGCCACCGCGATTGTCGCTGCGTCGGGGATGTCGGTCGGACCCGGATGTGAACCATCGACCAATCGAAGAGCGGGCATGGCAACGGTGCTCCTTTATTCCGTGGCGACCGGAAGCACCGCCAGGCGAGCCTTCAAGTCCTTTGCTGCACGGAACCTGATGCGGCGATAGGGCTTGATCTCGACTGCGGCTCCGGTTCGCGGGTTGCGCCCCTCGCGGGCTCCGATCGGGGCTGCCGCGACCAGGGCGCCGATATGCGGCAGATGCACCCGGTCCCCGGCTGCCAACTCATCGGCGAGCGCTCTGAGGAGCGTATCGAGCGCATCGGAGGCTTTCCTCTTGTCCGTGTCGCAGCGCGCGGCGATCAGCGCGATCATTTCGGTCTTCGTCATGTGCTTTTCCTTCCCCGGTGTTGAGAGAGATCACCGCGTCTTTTCGCGGGCGTAGAAAATGAGAACGGCCGTCGTCAGGTATTGCAGCGCATCGCCGGCCGCCGGCGCCCGGAAGCTGATGATCCAGAACGCCATGCCAAAGCCGCCAAACCCGGTCATCGCCAGCCACAGGACCCAGCGCATCGCGGTCAGGGCCTGATCGAGCGGGGTCATCGCGGCGGCCCGGCGGCGAGCATCTGGGCGTAGACGCGCTCGCATAGCTCCTGCCAACTCTCGGCCGCAGCCGTGCGCGGGAGCGCCGCATTCTCAAGCCCGGCGAGGGCGTGGCGGATGTGGCTGTGCTGTACCACCATGCCGGCCAAGGCGCCCTGCATCTCGGCGATCTGGACGCCGAGTTCGGCTTCGGCGCGCCGCAATGTCTGCAACGGGTCGAGCGTTGGGGAGTCGAAGCCTGTCGGCTTTGGCCAAGGTTTTTGTGGCTTGACCATCATGCCGCCTCCGCCAGTGACGCCCGCATCTTCCAGTCCGGCGAGCGGCGCACGAACTCCGCGGCTATCGCGTAGAGGTCGATCCCGTGCCGGTCTTCAAAGGTTCCGACGCCGCAGCTGTGGTGTTCGTCGTGATGCAGGCGGCAGAGGGCGACGCCGAAAGCGTCGTGGCTTTTCAGCCCGATCCCCGCATTGGCGGAGTCGCGGATGTGGTGGAAGTCGACCAGCATCGCCGGGCACCCGGGCACAACGCAGCGGTGCGAGCGCACGAACTTGCGGTGCCGCAGCCAGATGCGCTTCGGGCCGCGCGGGATCTCGGAGCGGACCCGCTTGCGGCGCGGCGGTAACGGGTAGGAGACGCGGGTCAGTTGCCCGGTCTGGGGGAAGGGCATGGGGGAATGTCCTTTTGGGGGTAAAAGGATTGCCGGTCGCGAGGGCGCAGAGGACCTGCCATCCACCGGCTGACGGGGTTGTTTCGAGTGGCTTCGGCGACACTCACCGTCTTGTCGCAGGCTGCTCGGGAGAACCAGTCGAGTAGCTTTTTGAATCAGCCGGGCGGTTGTCCATGAGCGAGCGTTAGATCGAGCTTCTCGTTCAGGTGTGCCGGATCGTGTTGCAGGCTGTGCTCGTCGTACCAGTGGCCATCCGAGTCTTTGCCGTCCTTGTCGATGGGCGGCTTCAGATAATACTGATTGCAAGATGTCAGATGATCCGATCTGGCAGTGCATACGCCAGCAAACGACGTGACGATGTCTTTGAGATATTCGCCGCGCTGGAATTTGAACGCCATTGTCTTCTCCTTCTGGGTGTGAGCGGATCAGTCGAGCAGCTTTTCGTTTGCCAGCCACATCGGCATCATGAAGATGCCGTTGGCCGCAACGTGACTGACCAGCTTCTTCGGGAGCCAGACGCGCTCCCGGGTTGCGGTCGAGATTTGAAAGGCTAAGGGGGTCTGTCTTGTAAGTCTTCCGACGATCGGCTTTGTCGCGTCCCGGGCATAACTCCGGGTGCGCTCGGCCCAGGTCGGGCCAAGGTTCCATTGGACCATGGGGGAATAGTCCTCTTCGGGGGGAAGAGGGGTTTGGGTTCATCGGTGTTCGACGCCGGTGTCTTGGGGGTTGGGTGCCTCGGATGTGGCATTGCTCTTACGGGTATCCTCGGCCACGAATCGCGCGCGGCTCAGGAGGAAGGTCGGCTTCGGCACTGTCGTCCAGCGCTGGCCGCCCGGGCTCAGGCGTTCCAGGTGTGGGCCAGCGGTCCGGTAGCGACGACCGTCGAGGAAGGTGAACTCGACCCAATTAGGGATTGCCATCACCCGACCACCGCAACCATGAGCCCGACCACGCAGAGCGCGACGATCGGCCAGCACACCCACATGATCAGCCGGCTATGCCAGCGGGGCTCGATGCAAGCTGCAACCAGTTCAGTGCCGCTCGCCCCGAGGGCATCGCACCCTGCGGCCAGGGCCTGGGCGCGCGCAATCCGCTCGAACGACGGGTGCGCGTCGGCTTCGTTGTCGGCGTGCAGCTCTTCGATGCGGTCGAGCTTGCGGGCCAGGATGTCGGCATGCGCCTCGCCGGCGATGACCGGCGTGTCGCTCTCCCAGCTCAGTTCCTCGATCGAGCGCTCGTGCTCGTCGAGTTCTTCGGGCCAGTGGGGGAGGGGATAGCGCACGACGGTCATGGCAGACCGACCATGAGGGCGACGACGAATGCCTCGGCGGCGAAGCCGATCCTCAGCAGGCGATTGAAGAGCCGATCTGACACGGCGGTAGCCTCCCATCGGGGTGACGGGAGGAAATGTACGCCCCACGTACAAATCTGCGCAAGGAAATTCGTACGCCAGCCGAACAAATAATTGGAGGCTCAGATCGCCGCGGTCCGCTTGCTGACGAGGACCTTCAATAGCTCTACGGCCTCGGAGCGCCGTTCCGGCTCGATCTGGTCCCAGACCGACCAGATGCCATCTGGGTCTAGCGGATTGCGGATCAGGAGGTCGACCGGGTCGCAGCGATAGGCTCCGGCCAGCGCTGCCAATATGACTTCGTCGTATGGCTGCAAACCGCGCTCGATCCGGCTCAGATTTGCGTGCGACATGTCGATTCGCTCGGCCGCGCGCTCCAAAGTCAAACCGCGATGCTTGCGCCACTCGCGGAAAAAAATGCGGCGCATCCGCGAAAAATCCTTTTGGTGCCGCCGTGTACGTATCATGCACAAAGGGTAATCGGCAAGCGCGGTGTGTCCAGGCCGCCTCCCGCACAATATGTGGTTGACAGACTGTGCGTACGCCGTACATTTGGTGCCCATGAGCCTCGCGGACTGGATGACGGCCAACGGCCTTGATGACGAAACGCTCGCCGAAAAAGCGAACGTGACGCGCGCCACGATCTCGCGACTTCGCCGGGGAAAGCAGAAACCGGGCGACCAACTTGCGGCGACGCTTTTCTCGCTGACAGGCGGTCAAGTCACCCCCAACGACTTCTACGACCTCCCCGAGCTGCCGGAAGGATGCCGGCCAAACTCGCAGGAGGCGGCGTGATGTTCCTCGATCCGCGCCTCTGCGGTTCGGAGGCGGCATGACGATCTCCGCCTCCCTCATCTACGCCTGGTGCTCGCTGCACGGCTATCAGCCGATGCCGCAATGCGCAGCACTCGTAGACCTGGCCCTCGAGGAAAGCGGCCTCCGTCCCAACATCATCAGCCGGCACGGCGACGTCGGTCTCTTCCAGTGGCGTGACACCAGACGCCAGGCCCTCACCCGGTTCGCCCTCTGGCGCCACCGGCCCTGGACCGATCCCGATACTCAGCTCGACTTCATGGACACCGAATGGCGGGCGATGCCGGGATCGAGTGCGTTCTTCGCCGCTCGCACCAAGGCTGCCGCCTATTACGGGTTCTGTCGACATTTCCTCAAGAGGGCGTGCTGATGGATCCCAACCAGCTCGCCACCGAAAGCGCCGCCGCGGCCTTCGTAATCAATTGCGGCCTCGTGCTGCTCGCCGGCCTGGCGGGTGGCGGCCTCCTTGCCCTTCTGATCACAGCTCTTCGCGCCTCCGCAATGCGCCATGCCGGGGAGGATTGGCCCTATGGCGACTGATCCCTCGCTCACCCCCTGGGTGCTCCTGCGCAAGGATAAGCCCCGCGTCTATTTCGGGTCGCTCGACGGCGCGAAGAAGTTCTTCGACCACCTCCGTTTCAATGGCCCCCGCCAGCCGAATGGCGCGATCTTCGGGCCCGGCGGCGAAGGCTGGTATTGCGGCGGCTCCAAGGAAGCCTCCTGGCACCGCGATGACGAACGCAGAAAGCGCGAACGAGTTGACGAGGCGGAGACCGCGGCATGATCCAGATCGTCGCCGTCCTCCCGCACAAGGCTGCCGATCGGCTGGGCCTCCAATGGAAAGCCGGCCGCTGCAACGCCTACACAAGAACCCTCCTGCGCGTCTGCGGCTCCGAGGAAGAACTGCAGCTCGTTGCCCGGACGCTGCCTAAGGGCACGATCTGGGGCGTTGAGGCGGCCGGCGCATGACCCAGCTCGACCGGCTGCGCGCCGCCCTCAAATACAGCTCGGGTGCCGATCGCCAGGCCATCCGGGCGATGATCCTCGAAATCGAGTGCGGGTTTGCGAATGCACCCGGGGCCTTTGCTCAACCGAGTGCCGAAGCCATGCAGACCGGCCTTCCATGTCGGGTCCGGTCCTCTGCCTCTGCCGGGAGCGATCCCGGTGGCCAGGTGCCGGACGTGGCGGCGGCCCCATTTAGCCCGGCGGCCGGTGACGATCCCAATGTGGTGGGCAACGTCACCGGCCAACTGATCGCCGACCCGCCCGACCTGCCGCCGCTTCGTCCTTGTGCCCGATGCAACAGGTCGATCGTCGGGAAGGGCAAAGAGGCCGCCAAATTTTGCCTCGAATGCTCGAACGCTCTCGCTCGTGAACGGCGCGTAACGCGAACCCGTCAGGCCGGCGGCGCCGAGCGAACCAGGGCATGTGCGCTTCAAGGCTGCCCGTCGCGCATTCCCAGCAGCAGCCAGAACAAATATTGCAGCGAGGTCTGCATTGAAGAAGCGCGCCAGCGGCGCTTGGCGTCAGGCGAGGTCATCGAACCCCGCCAAGCGCCGCCCGGCCCTCCGCGTTTCCGGCTCGCTTGGAACAGCGCAATCGTCATCCGCCCCGATCGTCCGGCGGCGCGCCGGAAGCTCTATTGGGACGATCTCAACGCCCAGGCCGATCACGGCTCGCCCTCACCGCTACCTCATCCCGACAGCGCCTGGCGCAGCCCTACGATCTCGGCGCTGGCGGGAGCCATTTGATGTCCGAACCCCTCCTCCCTCCCGGCATCAAGGTAGGCTCGGGCCTGGGGCTCGATGAGAAGCCCGTTGTGCAGATCTGCATGACGCTCGTCGGCGGCGACGAGATGACCCTCGTCCTGCCGCCCCACCAGTCGTGGGCGCTGGCGATGTCCCTCCTCGACCAGGATGACCGCCGCATCCGCGCGCTAGGCGGTCTCATCCTGCGTCAGACCCGGCTCTGCCAGGAAGCGGCATGGCGAGGGTTGCGGGTTGTCGGCGGGAGTGAGGCATGATCGCCACCACGCACCGCCAGTTCGGATCAAAGGTTCGCGTTGCCGAGCGGCTCCTGCAGCTCGTGCCGGGCGATGTAGCGGTCTGGGTCGAGGGTTTCGCCGGAACCGCTGCGATGACCCTGGCAAAGCCGCCGCACCCCGCCGAACACTTGAACGATCTCAACGGCGATGTCGTCAATCTATTCGAGGTGCTGCGCGATCCCGCCTCCTGTGCCCGGCTCTGCGAGCTGATCGATCTGACGCCCTACGCCCAGGAAGAATTCGAGCATTGCCGCTCGGAAGTCTGGACAACCGAACCCGACGATGCGGCCGATCCCGTCGAGCGGGCCAGGCGGTTTCTCGTGGCCTCGTGGCAGGCAATCGGCGGAAAGCAATTCACCAAGGCGAACTGGCGCCTGGATCTGGGCCGCTCATGGTTGATTGGCACCTGGACGCGGCTGCCGCTACGCCTCCAGGCCGCCGCCCAACGGCTTAAGCTCTGTCACATCCACCGCCGGCATATCACCGACATGGTCGGCATGTTCGGCCGCTATTCGAGCGCCCTCCTATTCCTCGACCCGCCCTATCCGATGGCGACGCGCGGCACGCACGAGACGATGTATGCGGTCGAGATGGGCGACGCCGAGCACGAAGCGCTGGCGAAGCAGCTGCGCAAGGTCGCGTCGCGCGCGCTCCTCACGATCAGCGAAGGCACCGTCTATAGCGACGTGCTGACCGACTGGCACGTCACTCCCTACGTCGTGCGGGGGATGCGCAACCAGGTCAAGACGGAACTGGCGCTGACGAACTACCGGCCGCCGATGGAGCGGCTGATATGACCGATCTCCTCGACATGAGCGACCGTTTCGCACATCCCGAGCGCTATCGCGAGCGCAAGAGCGCCAGTCATGGTGAGGCTGGATACGAACGCGCGGTCAACGATTTCTACCCAACCGAACCGTGGGTCACCCGCGCGCTATGCCGAGCCGTCGAATTCGACAACCGCGGCCTCCTCTGGGAACCAGCCTGCGGCGACGGCCGCATGGCGAAAGAACTGGAACGCTGGCATGCCGCTGTCGTCGCCTCCGATATTGCCGATTACGGCTATGGCGAGACAGGCCGCGATTTCCTCGACGTGGCGACGGTCCATTGGCTGAGCGAGAAGCGCGCCGACCGCATCTCTGCGATCGTCACCAATCCGCCCTTTGACCAAGCAATCGCTTTCATCACCCGCGCGCTCGAACTGACCGCGGCGAGCGAGGGCAAGGTCGCCATCCTTCAGCGCCACGAATTCGACGCGCCGGCCAAAAACCATCCGCTCTTCAAGCCGCCGTTCGCCGCCAAGCTGATCCTCCACAAGCGCCCGCGCTGGTCCGACGAAGACAAGGCCAGCCCCCGCTTCCCCTACGCCTGGTATCTCTGGGACTGGCGCCACAAGGGCCCTCCCATCCTTCGCTATCTCCCTGACCCTGACAAGCCGGCAAGGGCCAGCGGGGTGTTGCGGGCCAGCGGGGTGTTGCTGTGATCCGCTGCCGCATAGAGCTATTGCCTGGCGGCGATGAGCGATACGCCCGCACGATCGGCCTGGTGGAGGTCACCAACGTCAACGGGGCCGAGGCAGTCGGCAATTACGCGGTCGTGCTGACGAAAACGCCGCCGTTTACAGGCGCGCTCAAGGCGGCATGGCGCAAGGGCCTCGTCTCGGTTGATCATGGCCGCGTCACCGGCATTGCGCCCTTCGAAGATGACGACGTAATTGCCGCCTTTGTCGAAGGTCATCACCGCACCAGGCGCGGCGTCTATGACCTGCTCTATCGCTCCCTAAAAGCGTGTGGGCTGGAAGCGCGGTGCCCATCATGACCGCCTTTCCCAAAGCCTCGCCACTCTCCGGGTTGCCCGAAGCGGACCCGCCGGCGTCGAACACCGATGAATCATCATTCTGCAAGCGGTGCCGCCGCGCGGTTTGCGCCTGCCGAGCGTCGGCGTTCCACGTAACGCACCCACAAGATCAACCGGTTATCGATTTGATCACCCGCAATATCAAGGCGCTGATCCGGCGTGAAGCCTCAAAGCGTGGTTGGCGTAGCAGGAAACGGATGGCCGCCGCGCGCGCCGCCGGGAAAGGACAACCATGAGCGCCGACGGTCTCCTCGTATGGTGCGACCCCGAGCCCCCAGCCCAGCGCATCCGCCTCCCCAACCGTCGGGAGTGCTTCACCGAGACGATCACGATCGGCGGCCGTGAGTACGACGCCACTGTCGGCTTCAACGAACAGAGTGAACCAAAGGAAATCTTCCTGTCGGGTGCTAAGAGCGGCAGCGACATGGACGGTAACCTGGCGGGCGCGGCGATCGCCGTATCGAAGACGCTGCAGTTGGGATTGCGCGCGGCGCAACTGACCGATCCCGAATCCTCGCTCTCCCCGCTGCTGTGCGATGCGGTCACGGCCGCTCTTGGTCTTGTTGCCCGGTATGAGGCGGAGGAATGGCGATGAAAACTCGGCCCCCGCCGGCAAAGGCCGCGCCGACGCCCCCGGGGAGTGCCGGCAATGCGCGTCAGCTTATCGACAGCCGCCGGCAGACGCATGGTGATTGGCCGCGCACGGCGGGGATGGCGCAACGCCTGAAGCGTTGCATCGCCGATGAAATCGTGCGCGCGGGTCTACCTAACCGGCTCGCCGACGATCAGTGGGAAGCCCTCGACATGATCCTCACCAAGATTGCCCGCATCGTCTCGGGCGACCCCAACCATGCCGACCATTGGGATGATATCGCCGGTTATGCCCGCCTTGCGCGCGGCGACAAATTGAACGAGGGAGGAACCTGAAACCCATGGCACGGAAATACGCATCGACCGGATCGGTCGAGACGATCAGGAAGCGGCTCGGCCGCACGCTCTCGCAATTCAGCGAGGATCTGGGCTTTGGCCTCTCGGCCTATGGCGACATGGTCCGCAACGACAAGGTGACGGAAAACGCTGCCCTTGCCGCCGAGGCCTTGATGCGCCGCCAGGCGCCGGGCGCCGCGAGCGAGCTGACCTATCTGACCCGCATCGTCCGCGGCATCCCGCATATCACCGTCCTCGACGGCGATCTGCGCGAGATGACGCTCGACGGCGAGTGCTTCCTCTTGATCCCGAAGGAACAGCCGCGCCCGAGGCCGCCAGTCCGCGAGGCGCACGCGGGTAATGGCGCGGCATCGACCCCGGCTGCCGATACTGGCCGGCCGGAGGAATTGGGCCTCACGGCCTGAGCGGCAAAATGCGCGACCCCGTCTTCCAGCTCCTCAACGACATCGCGCTAGAGCGGATGCGCTTGGAAGAGCGTTCCCCGCCCGAGCACGATGACGTTCAGGACATGGGGGAATTGGCGCGCGCCGCGGCAGCCTATGCGCTCGTGGGGGCGGCGGGATCAGTTCCCGGCCATCTTCCGATCCGCCAGATCCTGACCCAGCGCTCCAACCGGTGCTGGCCCTTCGACGAACGCGGCCCGAAACCGCGCCCGGCACGCGAAGCCTATCTGATCGCCTGCGCCCTCCTGATGGCGGAATTGGAGCGGATAGACCGGCGAGACGGAAGGCAAACGCCCCTCGACAGGACCGGCGTGCCGCACCGCTTCCGGCGCTCGCCGGATGACGCGGAATCGCACCCGCCAACGCTGAAGATCGGCGGCACCGGATGAGTGGTCACCGCTGCCACGCCATCGGCTGTGAGGTCGAGGTTCCGCCTTCGATGTCCATGTGCCGACGCCACTGGTTCATGGTCCCCAAGCCTCTGCGCAAGGAGGTCTGGCGGACCTATCGCAAGGGCCAGGAAGTCACCAAGGACCCGAGCGCCGAATACATCGCTGCGGCAAGAGCGGCCATCGCTGCTGTTGCCGAGAAAGAGGGTCGGCAAGGGGCGCTGATCCTTTCCGAGGAGACACAGAGTGCCTGACGTTGGCGGCATTGCCGGAGACCGGCTGCGCAGCTTCATCGAGCGGATCGAGCGCCCCGAAGAGGAGAAGCGCAGTCTCGCGACCGATATAAAAGAGGTCTACGCCGAGGCCAAAGGAACTGGCTTCGATACCCGGATCATGCGGCACCTCGTCAAGCTCCGACGCATGGACAAGGACGATCTCGACGAGCAGGAAGCCCTCCTCGATCTCTACAAGCGGGCGCTCGGCATGCTGGCCGACCTGCCGCTCGGCGAGGCTGCGATCGATCGCGTCGCAGGAGGCGTCGACCGTGCCGCGCGCAGCTTCGTCGACGCCATTGCCCGCGAGGACGGCGATAGCGTCTCGATAACCGGACCTGGCGGCAAGGGTGTCTCGATCCGCAACGTCCGCGGCAAGAAGATTGTCGATCGCGTCGGCGAGACTGCCTCGCCATGACCGCAACCCGCCGCACCGCCATAGCGTTCTTTGCGGGCCATCGCAATGGTCTCTACGAAGGCTGGCACGACGGTTTCATCGCCGGCTTTACCCTCGGTAGCGCGTCGATCGCGGCGATAGCAGTCCTCGTCAGGATGCTTGCGACGTGGTGGACATGACCGCAACCCGCCGCACCGATCTCTTCGGCAACCCCGACCGTTCATCCGGCCGCAGCAACCTCGTCGATGTCGAGGCCGAGCTGCGCCGGGAGACTGATCTCGCCTTCCTGGTATTCGACGGCACCAAGGAAGTCTGGCTGCGGAAATCACAGGTGGAACACGATCCTTCCGACAACACTTTCGCCATGCCGGAATGGCTGGCAAAGGACAAGGGGCTGATCTGACATGACAGGAACATCAACTGCCGGTGCTGATTGGAAAGGGGGCGGCGAGATCAAGGAGACGAGACGGCGCGTCGGCCGCTCGGTCGAAGAAGATGAGCCGGCGCCGATCGGTCACAACCGCGCGCCACAGGCCGCCGCGCATCAGGCGAGCGGCGCCGAGATCGCGCTGGAAGAGCAGGCGCTGATTTGTGATGGCGTTCTCGAAGCGATCGGGGCGATGGAGCGCTTTGGCCGCGAACTGCTTGAACTGCGCGCCCGCTTCCTCGCCGTTCAGCTAGAGCGTCTACCGCGGATCATGCTCCTGCGCGCAGCGGGCCTGACGCTGGAACAGATAGGAAAGCAAGTCGGTCTGACCGCGGCCGGTGTTCTCTACCAAATTCGGCGCGCCGCTTCCGGTGGGGAAGCTAGACCCGGCAAAGGATTGGAAGCGTCTTTCTTAGACTATGCGCATGCACGTTTCAATCGGCCGAGAGACACGCTGAGGGCTTGTATGCGTTTTGCTAAGGTTCCAGGCAGTCTGAAGATAAGGAACCAGATTTCTAACAAAAACAGCACAAGAGCGCGCCGCTTAGGCGCTCTGGTGTTGGCAAGCCAAGCCGGGAAGGTTGCGCCGCGCGTATTCAAAAAGGCCATTTTGGCGTTGGGCGAGCGGGATAGTCCAGCGCGGGTGGGTACGCTCTGCTGGTACATTTTGCTCGAGGTCGGCAGTGACGATCCGCAAGAGGTCGCCCGCTGGTTCGCGGCAAATCGGCTGGTATAGACGCAATGTGCGACTGCGCTCTCAGCTGGGATGCGGCTGTATTCCGCGCTGCGGCAAAGATCGCCCGGTGCCAGCCCGATACCGTCTTCGCGGTATTCTCGGCGCTCGATGCGGACGGCGACCGCGCAGGTAGGCTTAGATCGGAAATCCTCGTGGCCGGGCTCGGTCGGCGCGCGTTTGTGATTGAGCGCGTCCTCGGCGCTTTGACCACGCTCGGCGTTGTTGTCGACGGCCTCATTGCATCCGAATGGCGTGCGAACCCGTCACCCAGCGCGGTGACCGTCACCGGTGACGCGCGTGACGCGGTGACGGTCACCGTGACCTCCGGTGACGTTTCGGCGACCTCAGGTGACCCTTCCGCAATCGAACAACGGCGCGCGGTCAGTCGCCGGAGCAGCGCTAAATATCGAGCGAAACTGCGGGACGCATGCCCAATCGGTGAGGCTTATCCACCGGATTATCAACAATCGGCCGGTGACGCGCCCCAAGAAGAGAAAGAAGAGGATGATCATCTTCTTTCTCAAAAAGACGCGCAGGCGCGCGAAGCGCAACCGGTGGAGTTCATCCGCAAGGAACGCTGGGCAACCGGCGTCATGCGTCGAGCCGGTGACATGCTCTCGCAGGACGAAGCCGCCCGGTTGTGGTCCGACGTCATGCTGATGCGCCCAGACCGATCATTGAAGAATTGGGGGCTGCCGCGGCGCGCGAACGACCGACTCGACCGGCTCGACAACCTGTTGACCGATCATGACGCACCAAAGCTGCCACTCGGCGGTGCCCAGCTGATCGGGGTGGGAGGCGGTCGAGGCCCGCCCGTCACCGCAGGCGTCACCGAAGAGGAACGATTGCGCCGCTACCACCATCAACGGATGACGGGGTGAGAGGAACATGGAGCCAGCCTGGGCAATCATAACCACGAGGTCGATGTGCGAGGACGTCGTCGAGCGCGGCCTCTGGCAATCGGGCTATCGCGCCTATGTACCGCGTTTCCGCAAGGTCATTCAGCCGCACGGAACACAGCGCAAGTCCGCGGCGACGATGCGCCCGGTGTTCGGCGGCCTCGTCTTTGCCCAAGACTGGCGCGGCTGGCCTTCCCAACCAATCAGCCACGTGATTGGGCTGATGAAATCCACCAGGTCGGGTGGGCTCGCTAAGCTGAGCGGGCAGGATGTCGGGTTCATCATGGACCGCGAGCGCGCCGGGCTCTTCGACAAGATGGCTCGGCCTCCATCAAACGGAACGCTGACCCGCGACGACCTGGTCGTCGGAGAGCGCGTCGAGTTCGATCTCTCCGACAGTGTGATTCAGGCCGTCCTCGACGGGCTCAGCGACGACGGCCGGGCGACGGTGCGATCAATGATCCTCGGGCGCTGGGTGAAGACCGAAGTCGACGCCGATACGCTACGTGTGGTTTCCGCTTGACAGCCATGCACAACATGCGCGATAGGATCGCCCTCGCGACCGGCATCCCGTGTGTAAGATGGGGTGATCCGGTCCGTAAGGCGTTTGCGGCGTGATCGCGGGACGCCTGCGCGCTTTGCCGCCACGCATCGCGGTTCTCGATACGACAAGCGCAAGGCTGCCACCCAAAACCGCAGCGCCCTTCTACCTCTCGGCCGAATGGCGAACGCTGATGACACGCTTGATCGCTGAGCGCGGTCGGCGTTGCGAAGCCAAAGGCTGCGGTCGTCAAGGTTGCCGCATCTTCGGCGACCACATCATCGAGCTGAAGGACGGCGGCGCACCGCTCGATCCGGCCAACATCCGCCTGCTCTGCGGCAGCTGCCACTCTGCCAAGACGGCTGCCGCGCGCGCGCAGCGCCTAGCGGCCAACCCACGGGTGGGGGGGGGTTAGATCCCTGCGGGGGTCGGCGCCGCCAAC